CATTGATCCTAACCCACAGCCAGGAAGACTCTATCCTGACGGTGAAGAGATTAACAGCAACTTACCCGACGCATATCAACCAGCCAGCAATGCAGATGTTCCAGAAGGACAAAACTGTGGTAACTGTGAATATTACAAGCCAGGTGAAATGTATTGCACCAAGTTTGACGCACCAGTCCGTGCAGTGTTCTGGTGCGCCAAGTGGGAGCCGTATGAAGAAGAATATTCTATGACTCTAACTGCTGAACAGATTGCACAAATACAAGAGATGATCATGACAGGCATGACCAATGTAGAAATCATGGCGGCAATGCCAGGCATCACTGTGGAAGACATTGTCTATGCTGCCAGTGAAGCAGCAAGAAACAACTAAGGATTTAAATGAACTACTACGGAAAAAAGAAAGGTGGCAAGCGTCCACCTCCACCTAAGCGTTATTAAAAGGAAAAACATTATGAACAACCCACTACCAACACGCGGCATGAGAACTGAAAAGAACAAAAAGCGTCCGAAACCACCGAAGAAATAACCGTTTATTGTCATTCACAATAAATAGAAACACTGATGCAATCACAATGGTTGCATCAACCCACTTTAACTTATAAAGGCGATGCAACGATGTCAGACAATACATTGGCTAATGAAGATACTGGATCTTCTGAAAATAACCAGGCTCAGTCAGTAAAAACTTATACGCAAGACGAAGTCAACGACATGATGGCCCGCACAAAAGGTGCAGTCCAAAAGAAGTATGAAAAGACATTTGCAGATCTAGGTGATATTGACGAACTACGTCAACTTAAAGCAACACATGAACAGCAACAGCTCGAGCTACAAAAAAAGCGCGGCGACTTTGATAAAATCATTGCTGATCTAGCTGCCAAGAAAGACGAAGAAATACGTAAACGTGATGAGATTATCAAGTCTTATACTGTAGATATGCCATTAGTAAACACTGCCGCACAATTGGGTGCAGTGAATCCTAAGCAGGTGCAAGCATTATTGAAGTCCAATCTTAGATTGGGAGAAACGGGTGAAGTTGAAGTGCTAGATGAAAAAGGCACAGTTAGATATTCCGACAAGGGACAACCTTTCAGAGTAGAGGACTTGGTCAAGGAATTCTTAGACAGCAACCCGCACTTTAAAAGCGCAGGCCCATCAACTACACAAAGTAAAAGCAATGTGAGTCAGTCACGTGAAAAATTAGACATAACCAAATTGGATATGTCCAAGTCAGCAGACAGAAAGATCTATCAAGAGTATAGAAAGTCCGCTGGCATAGCCTAACTATTAATACAGGAGATATAACATGGCTGGATCTACAAGCGTCACCTTAAATGACCTATTACCTACAATCGTTCAAGAAGCAATGTTCGTTGCTAATGAGCGTTCTATTATGCGCGGATTGGTTAAAAACTATTCGCTAGCCCCAACTCAGGGCAAAACCATTCAGGTTCCAATCTACCCAGTGCAAACTGCGGCAGCATTGACTGAAGGCGATGAGTTCAGCAACACAGCAGTTTCTACTGATGTTGCAACTTTCAGCGTTGGACAAGTTGGTCTACGCACTTTGGTTACTGACCTAGCATTACAAGCATCTGCTTCTAATGTTGTTGCTGACCTAGGCCGTTTATTCGGTGAAGCAATTGCTAAGAAAATCGACGGTGATTTGATGGCTAAGTTTGCTGACTTCACAACTAACACAGTTGGTTCTAGTTCCACAACTATTACTGCTGCTTTGGTTATGCAAGCTGTAACTAAGCTACGTGCTGCTGGTGTTCCAAGCGAAGGCATCGTTGGTGTTCTACACCCTAACGTTGCTTATGACTTGAAGTCAGCTTTAACAAGCCAAGGTAACGTTGTATTCACAGCTGGTGCTTATGGTGATGTTGCTAACGAAGCAATGCGTATGGGTTATATCGGACAGTTGTTCGGTGTTCCAATGTATGAAAGTGCAAACGTTCCGTTGATCACTAGTGGTTCTGCAGGTGATTATCTAGGTGGTATCTTCCACCGTGACGCTCTAGGCTTTGGTCTAATGCGTGACATCACTATCGAAACACAACGTCGTGCTAGCTATATCGGCACAGACGTAGTTGCTTCCGCTCTTTATGGTGTTGGCACTGTTTACGAAGGTTATGGCGTAAACGCAACTTTCGACGCATCTATCTAATCCTTAGGAGAAGACAATGGCTTTTATTAACCCCAATCAGACTGGAGTAATTGCATTCGCAGAATATGAGGATGTAACTGCTACTGACCAAAGATTGTTTGAGGCTAATGAAGGCATTGCCGATCAGACTACTGTTGAAGATTTAACTATCAAGGCCACAAGCCGTATTTTGCAGTTAATTCGCAACACAGCATGGTGGAAGAACTACTATCTTGCAGAAGGTAGTAGTTCCCAAAGAACAGCCACTCAGACTCGTAATGGTTATATAGATGCACCTCTGCCTGACCCCGATTTAATTCTTGGGCGTCAGGCAGACTTCACAGACCTATGTGTGTATTTTACCCTGTATGAATATTTGCTACCAAAAATAGCAGACTTCAGTGCTCAGGATAATGCAGAAGTAGTGAAGATTGGTTTCTATAGAACTAAGTTTGATAAACTGTTTATGGAACTTATTGAAGATGGAACTTGGTATGACTTTGATGCTAGTGGCACAGTCACTAAAGATGAGAAAATGCCAACCCGTTTAAATCTTGTGAGAGTAAGATGAGAACAGAACTGAAGACAGCGATAACCACAGCAATCAGCACACTTACACAGTTTGCAGTTGCCAGTGAATTACCCTGGGAACAGAATGGGACCGCCCTCTATATCAAGAACATGAAGAAAGTCTACGTTGACTTGGAACGTGTTGAGCAATCAACATTAATCCCAACACTCAATGGTGGAGAAGTATTTCAGAATGATTCAATATGTGAAGTCTATCTAGCAGTGGATGCAAAAAATCAACCTAGTCAGTTGGACAGTCTTATCACTAAGATTTTAGGTGCCAAAAATAGCACTGGTATAGTTAACTTCGGTTTTGAAAGCGATTATACCTTGGATAAGCAAGAAGATGTATTGATCTACACCTTTGAGTTTAGACTAAATCAAGCAACAACATAATAAAGGAAAAAGCGATGGCTTACATTAACGTCAGTGCTCCTACACAAAATGCTGTGATTCAACTATCTACTGCTAGTATCTCTACTACCAGTTCTGGTTACATCATTCCAGCACTACAGGATGTCACTATCAACAACGCAGCAGGCGTATTCAACTGGACACAGTTGGATGTGTTCTCACAACTAGCGGTATCCACTCCAGCTACCAACAGCATCTCAGCTAACCTAGTGTTAGACTCAGCTACATTCTTCGCAGCCACAAACGGCGTGCCAGGATTGTTTGACTTGAGCAATGATGCAACTGAAGTTTACTTCCGTGTGTATTTTAACGGTCGTGGCTCGGGTGCCAAGTATGTAAGTGGCTCCGGCTTCGTTACTAACCTAGCACCTACTGTGAATCCAACAGCTCCAGTATGGGTCTCCCCAATCACAATCTCTGTGAATGGTGACCTAACTGCCGGCACAGTTTAATTTTAAATTAGACAAACAGTGGTAAAAGAAAGGCATCTTAGGGTGCCTTTTTTCTTTTGCGTTAAATACATCGTTAGGAGATTAATATGGACCTAAGGAATTTTTCCGATGAGGATCTGATTAAAAGTTTAGAGGCAGAGATAGCAAAATCTCTAGCCGAGATCAAGAACGCACAAGGCGACCTTGATAAGATTAACAGTAGACTCAGGTTTGCACTTGCAGTACTACACATTATTAAAGAAAGATAAAAAGGTATAAAGATGAACATCACAAATTTCGTAAAGAAACCCCAACTACTTGAAATAGCCATTGACGATGCTGACATCGTTGAAAACTATGGAGAGGCTGTTAAATTCTGGATGAAGGATCATATTGATCTTGACACTTACTTTGATTTCTATAGATATCAAAAGGAATCCAGCAGCGACCAATTAATGGCAACAATTCGTAAAATTATTCTCAAAGAAGATGGCGCTAAAGCCATTGCCGATGATGAAGTGTTGCCGCTAGATCTTACACTGGCAGTTTTAGTGAGGATCAATGACAACCTGGGAAAGTCCGGGACCAAGAAGTCAAACAAGGAGACTGGGACACATCAAGACTAATCACAATTGGAACGTTGGCAAGACACTATCGCAAATTACCTA